CAGAGGGCACCGAACACGCCAGGCGGCTGAGCACCATGGCGCGCTATGGCACCGTGGCCGAGGTGGACTACAGCGGCGAGACCGCCGGCTTCCCCGCAATCCGTGTGCAGGTGCAGGACAACGAGATCCTGACGGACTGGGTGCCGTGGTTCTCGCCGCGCGCTGGCAAGGATCGTGTGTGGGATCCGCCGGAGTTGGGCGAGGTGGTGATGCTGCTGGCCCCATCAGGCGATCTGACCAATGGTGTCGCCATCCCCGGCCTGTTCAGCAACGGCAACGCAAACGGCAACCGCGCCGGTCTCCACCGCCGCACATACGACGATGGCACCGTGGTCGAGTACGACCGCCAGTCGCACAAGCTCTTCATGGACGTGAAGGGCGACGTGCTGATCAAGGCCACGGGCAAGATAGAGATCGAGGCGACCGGCAATCTGAAGCTGGTCGGCGGAACCATCGATCTGAACCCATAGGAGGCAGGCCATGGCCGGCATGAGTCGCACAACCGGCGCCGCTCTGGGAGGGTTCGATCACCTCCGACAGTCCATCCATGACATCCTGTCCACGCCGATCGGCACACGCGTGCATCGGCGGGACTATGGCAGCCGGCTGCCGCGGTTGGTGGATCGTCCGATCAACAACAGCCTGATCGCTGAGATGGTGGCCGCCACCGCCGAAGCGCTCGATCGCTGGGAGCCGCGTCTGCGGCTGAACCGGATCGTGATCGACACCGTGACGGCTGAGGGTCAGATCGCCCTTAGCCTGGATGGGTACTACCTGCTCAACGGCGAGCGGATCGTGATCGAGGGATTGGTGATCTGATGGCGACCATCGACTTCAGCTCCATCCCAGCGCCTGAGATCATCGAGCCGCTGGACTACGAAACGATCCTGGCGGCGATGATCGCTGACCTGCAGGCGCGTGACCCGTCCTACACCGAGATTCTCGAGTCGGATCCTGGCATCAAGATCCTGGAGGTGGCCGCGGCCCGCGAACTGATCCTCCGGCAACGGGTGAATGATGCGCTGCAGGCCACGCTGTTGCGCTACGCGATCGGCAGCGACCTCGACAACCTGGTGGCGTTCTACGGGGTGACCCGGCTGACGAACGAAACCGACGACGTGATGCGTCTGCGGACCATCGAGCGGATCATGGGAAGCAGCACCGCCGGCGGCGCTGCGTGGTACCGCTACCAGGCGCTGACCTCCAGCGCGCTGGTGAAGGATGCAGCGGTAAGCAGTCCAGCGCCCGGGGAAGTGCTGATCAGCATCCTGTCGACGCAGGGTGACGGCACGCCGAGCAGCAGCCTGCTGAGCACGGTGAACACGGTGCTGCAGAGCGACAGCGTGCGTGTGATCACCGATGTGGTGACGGTTGCCGGCGCCACGATCAACACGGTCCCTGTGACCGCGCAGGTGTACCTCTACCCCGACACACCGATCGAGGTGTTCAGCGGTCTGCAGGCCAGCCTGACGAGCGCCTTTGCCGCGGCCTCAGGCCTTGGATGGGACGTCACGCGCACCTGGCTGATCGCGCAGTTGCACCCAGCTGGTGTGCAACGTGTGATCTTGACCGCACCTGCAGCTGATGTAGTGTGCGGGCCCAGCCAAGCCCCGGCGCTTGGCGCGATCACGCTGACGATGGCGGGGCGTGATCGATGACAGCCAGTCGCTACGACCTGCTGCCGCCTAATGCGACGCAGCTGGAGCGTGATTTCAGCAGGGCGATTGATTGCCTGCGAACCAATCAGCTCCAGGATACGCAGACCGCATATTGGCTGCCTTCCGTATTCGGCATCGGAATTGATGCCACGCCCGAATTAAAGCTCGGTGGCGCGTCGCCAATCATTCGGACGGCAAAGCGCACCAACATCCCCGACGGCGTAGTGCCGTGGCTGATCTACGAATACGGCCTCGGCGAGATCCTGCCGTATCTGGGCAACAACCAACGCCGCGCGATCGCGGAAGGTGTGCTCTGGCAGCGGATCAGAGGAACACCAGACGCAGTTCGCATCGCGCTCAGCTGGGTCGGCGTCACCGGCCTGGTTGAAGAATCAGAGAGCGGCACCTACCGCTGGGCCGAGTATCAGCTGGGGTTGAGCGCCGGCACCACTGGTGATCAGATCATCAGCGACATCGTTGGTGTCACGCGCATCAGCAGCCCGGTGCGGTCCCGCCTGCAGCGGATCTATGCGGTCTACGACTTCCGCCGGTTTGTCCTGGACGACAGCCTGCTGAGCGATGGAGGAATGCTCAGCGATCACAGCGGCGTCAGGCCAAACCCAGACTGGCCACAGATCAGCTACGGGCAAATCCATTCCAGCCTGGTGGAGGAGAACATCACAGTGTCCAGTGCGCACACCGATGTGGTGGGTGTGCTGGCGGAGATGAGCGATCGCTTCATCCTCTCGCGCAACAAGCTTGATGAAGACTGGCACACGGTCAACCACCCGGCTCTGCTGACGACGCAGGAAGGACTGAGCGCGGCTTACAGCGGCCAGGTGTGGGGTCCATTTACGTGGGGCCCGCGGGTGTTCGCCACTGATGAGGTGGTGATGGGTCGTGAGGATGGGACTGCGTTGTGGCGTGAAGACGGGCTGGTGATCACGCAGGAGGAATATCCGCCGGCGTATGAGGGCTGGGCTGATGTGAACGTGGTTGTGTCGAGTTCGGTCGTTGAGGAGGCGAACCCAGCAGCTGTGTTCTATGTGCCTGCCTTGCAGGCGATTGCTGTAGACAGCAGTCAAGTCTGGCTGACGTTCACCAGCGTGTTCAGCCGCGAAGGCGGCGGGGTTATCCTGTCCGAAGACAACCGCGCAATGGCGCGAGAGGAGTACCTGACATGACCGACACCCCGCGGCCGATTTCAGCAGATGCCGAGCTGACCGCACCGGCGGTTAATGACTTTCTGCCGATCGTTGATGTGAGCGAGCCTCTGCTTGCAAACAGAAACAAGCGGATCAGCATTGCAGAACTGTTCACGGGAGTTCCTGCCGGCACTGCTGCACTGCCAAGCGTTGCGTTTGCTCCTGATTCAGGCACAGGCTTCTATTTCGCTACTGGGCTTGGAATTGGGCTTAGCGTCGGCGGCACACAGCGCGCACTATTTACAGGCAACACATTTAACTGGGGACCAACAACTGGCGATTGCGGTATAAACATTGGCGCTGGAGCCACAGCTAATCGGGCAGCATATCTCGATCTAATTGGAGATGCGACGTACGTCGATTACGGCCTACGACTGACACGCTTTAACACTGGCGCCGATGCTGGCTCTGCGCTGTATCACCGTGGCACGGGCACATTTTCACTGGTAACCCAGGAAGCTGCGCCGATTGCCTTCCAAACCTCAGCCCTTGAGCGCGCGCGCATTACAGCCGATGGCAACCTGGCTTTAGGCGGCAGTGGCGCTGCTGGGTATTCATTCCTGAACACCAAAGCACTAACAGGAGCTACAACTACTTACGGACAAGTCAACCAAGGCCCAGTGCAATCTGACTGCACTTCTGCTGCAGTCTACTATGCAAGTAGTGCCTCAACACAGGCGGCAGCATTTACGGTTGGAACCATTACTCACTACCAAGCGCTACAAGGAACATTTGGCGCAGGTTCTGCGGTAACAGACCAATTCGGGTTTCGTGTTAACAGTAGCCTGATTGGAGCCACTAACAACTACGGTTTCTACAGCAACATCCCATCAGGCACCGGACGTTGGAACTTCTTCGCAGCCGGCACCGCAGACTCCTACTTCGCCAGCAACAACTTCATCTTCGCCAACGGTGGAACGGAAAGAGCGAGATTCGATTCCGCCGGCCGCCTGCTGGTGGGTATCAGCACAGCTGTTGCTGGCAGTGCGGCCAAGCTGCAGTCAAGCACCACGCTGAACCTAGGCAACGTCGCCACCTATGCTGACAACACCGCAGCCACTGCTGGTGGCCTTGCGGTAGGCGATGTGTACCGCACCGCCACTGGTCAGCTCATGATCAGGTATTGATCTTCACTCGGACATCCAACCAATGGCCATCACCTACACCTGGCGCATCGCCAACCTTGAGCGTCAAACCGAAGACGGTTTTGTCTTCACTGCTCACTACACTGTCGATGCTGCAGATGGCGTCTACACTTCTGGCGCATACGGCAGCGTCAATTTCGAGCGCCACGATAACTTGATCCCGTTTGCTGACCTCACCGAATCAATAGTTGTCGCCTGGGTTAAAGAAAGTCTTGGCGAAGATGCTCTCGACAAAATTGAAGCTGCTTTGCACGCTCAGCTGGCAGAGCAGCATGCACCCAGCAAGGCGACAGGGACGCCCTGGAGCTGACGCCTATGATGGCGACAGGAGACTAGGAACTCGATGGCGGCAGTCCTTACCAGCTCTGGCCGCATCGCCATTGCCACGGCGATCAAGGCCCGCACCGCGCACATGGCATGGGGCAGTGGCGACCCCTCCTGGGGCAACACGCCGCCATCTCCTGCAGCCAACAGCACTGCCCTGCTGGCCGAGGTCGCCAGGCGCAAGGCCACTCAGGTCGAATACTGCGTGGCGGCGACCACAGGCGCCATCAGCGTGCCGGAAGGTCGCTTCAACATCACCGCGACCCCGACCAACAACCTCTATTTCAAGTTCTTCTTCGAGTTTGAGGAGGCCGTTGGCTCCACCATCCGTGAGACGGCGATCTTCCTCGACACCGTTCTCGCAGCCGGTGTGCCGAGTGGGCAGTTCTACCTACTGCCTGCTCAAGTGTCGAACCCGGGCACACTGCTGGTGATCGAGCGACGGGCGCCGATCATCCGTGAGCTCACAACCCGTCAGCTCTTTGAGTTCGTGGTGACCTTCTGATGACGCTGACCGGCTACTACAACCGTTTCAACGCCTCCGCTCGCTACGACGAGCTGCTGTTCCGTGCCGGCAAAGGCCTGCAGTCGGCTGAGCTCAACGAGGTGCAGAGCACCCTCGTCGATCGTCTCAAGCGCATTGCTGACGCCGTGTTCAAGGACGGCGCAGTGGTCAGCGGCACGCCGCCGACCATCAGCGGCAGCACGATCAACTGCCCTCTCAGCCTCATCTACCTGCGCGGCGCAGTGCGCGAGGTTGCAGAGCGCTCCTTCACCATCCCGATCATCGGCCTGGTGCGTGTTGGCGTCTACCTCCTCGATGAGGAGATCACAGAGATCGATGACGTCACCCTGCGGGATCCCGCTACTGGCACCAGGAATTACAACGAACCAGGCGCTGGCCGTCTGCGCGTCAGCGCCAGCTGGGGGCGCGAAGGCGATGGCGGCTCCGGCATCTTCTATCCGGTCTGGATCGTCATCGATGGCGCGCTGCTCAACCAGTCGTCGGTCAACAACGATCTCTTCACCGAGGCGCTGGCCCGCTACGACCGTGAGAGCAATGGCAACTACATCGTCACCGGTCTGAACGTCACCGCGCTCGGCCTCGCTGCTGGCGTCAACTCCTTCTCGGTGAAGGATGGCACCGGCAACATCTACGGCTACAAGGTCGACAAGATTTCCAGCACCCGCCTCAACTACCTTGAGGACCCGGACCTGGAGACCGTCACCAGCGAACCAGACGTCTTCACGGCGGCCACTGGCGGCACTGCAACGCTGCAGATGAACCGCTATCCGCTGGAGAGCGTGCTGGGCGTGGTGATCACCCGGCAGAAGACGGTCAACATGACCAGGGGCGGCGTCAGCGGCGGCCAGGACACGCTGCCCGATGTGTCGGTGCTGAGCATCATCAGCATCACCCAGGGCGCCACCACCTACCACTCGCCGCAGGATTACTTCCTGAACGGCGACAAGGTGGACTGGAGCGCAGCAGGTGGTGGAGCCACTGAGCCAGCACCTGGATCGACCTACACCGTCACCTATCAATACCTCGGCGCGGTGACGCCGGACAGCATCAACCTCCAGGCTGGCACGATCACCGTGACCGGCGCCGTCAACGGCAGCCTGGTGCTCACCGACTACCGCTGGAAGCTGCCGCGCTACGACCGCATCTGCGTCGACCGTGACGGCAACTTCTCGCGCGTCAAGGGCATCAGCTCGCGCTTCACGCCCCTGCCGCCGTCAGTGCCTGGCAACCTCCTCAACCTGGCGACGATCGAGCAACGCTGGGGCCTCACGCCGGTCGTGACCAACGATGGCATCCGGGCGATCCCCTTTGATCAGCTGGAGCGCATGCGCTCACTGATCGTTGATCTGTTTGACCTGGTGGCGCTGGAGCGCCTGCGCAACGACATCAGCAGCCGAGAGCCCAGCAGCAAGCGCGGTGTGTTCGTTGATCCGTTCATCGATGACGACATGCGCGATCAGGGCATCACGCAGACAGGCGCCATCGTCAATGGCACGCTGCAACTGCCGATTGCGCCCACCGTCTACTTCGCGCCTGACAACAACCAGCAGGACTGGATGCTCCCTTACACAGAGGAGATCATCCTGGAGCAGACGCGGCAGACAGGCAGCAGCAAGATCAACCCATATCAGTCGTTCGATCCGATCCCAGCGGCTGTGACGCTCAACCCCCCGGTTGATCGTTTCACCATCGTTGAATCAAGCTGGACATCCCCCGCCACACAAGACGTTGGAATCTGGCTGGGTCAGACCGGCACATTCTCGGTCGAAAGCGTAACGTCCACCACGCGTAATGAGCTTGTCGGCGAAAGCCGGCGCGCTGCTCGTTTCATGCGTCAGATCAAGATCGCATTCACCATCAACGGATTCGACCCCGGCGAGACTCTCACCGAGGTCAAGTTCGACGGCATCACGGTCACCGCCAGCTAAGCCATGCCCCTCACCGCAAACGCCGCCGGCCAGGTCACCGGCTCCTTCACCATCCCCGCCAACGTGCCAACAGGCACCAAGCGAGTCACCTTCCTTGGCAATCAGGGCAGCTTTGGCGCTGCTCGATTCGTCAGTGAAGGGACGATCATCACGCAGGTGTTCCGGTCGCTCACAACGATCGAGACACGCTTCTGGGATCCACTCGCTCAAACCTTCAGGCTGAATGAAGGACGTCATGTCACAGCCGTTGATTTCAAGTTCACAGCTATCGGCAGCACCGCGAACAAGGTCTACCTGGAGATTCGTGAAACAGAGGTCGGCCTGCCCAACGCCAGCACCGTGGCGGAAGGCGTCTTACTTGGCACTGCGATCACACTCAACGCCTGGAACAAGATCAGCCTGATCCGGCCGGTCTATCTGCAGGCTGGCGTCGAATACGCCATGGTGCTGCTCACTGACGATGCAGTGCATTCCGTCGCCCTGGCGCAGCTGGGCAAGTACGACAGCGCTGCCGGCCAGTTCGTCACCAGCCAGCCGTACACCATCGGCACCATGCTGAAGAGCTCCAACGCGAGCACCTGGACGCCGGTGCAGGAGTCTGACCTGACGTTCAGGATGTACGGGGCGAACTTCACCAGCACCACACGCACCGTGAACCTGGGTCAAATTCGCGCCGCATCGGTGTCGAGCATCACCCGCACAGCCACCACGGCGACCGTGACGACAGCGACCGCCCATGGGTTCAGCACTGGTCAGAAGGTGGTGATGAGCGGCGCCAATCAGACGGACTACAACGGCGCGTTCACAGTCACTGTGTCGAGCACGACGCAGTTCACTTACACCGTGGCCAACAACCCGGTGACACCCGCCACCGGCACCATCTACACCGTGGCAGGCGACACAACTGATCTGGTGGCTCTCGCAACATGCGAGCGGATCAACTCCGCCACCAACGTGGAGTTCATCTTCGAGCGGCCTGACGGCACACAGATCCGTGGCGCAGACAATGCGTTGATCGTCCTGGCTGAAGACTTGAATGTGCCGCTGACGATGAAAGCTGTTCTGTCCGGCACCGCACTCGAAAGCCCCTACCTGTTTGGTGGCACCCAGGCGTTGTTCGGCAACCTTGGCGAGAGCGGCACCTACGTCAGCAGGGCGATCACCTGCGCAGCAAACGCAAAGGTCTCATGCACCTTTGAAGCGCTGCTGCCTGGTTCGTCCAGCGTGCTCGTTGAGTTCCAGAAGAGCGACAGCACATGGCAGACCGTCTCCCTGACCAGCAGCTCAGCAGTGGGTGATGGATGGACTGAGCAGATCTACACCGTCGCCAGCTTCACCGCAGGCGGCACCACCACCCGTGTGAGACTGACGCTTACCGGCGCTGCAGCCACCAGGCCACGGCTGCGTCAACTTCGTCTCGTGGTGATCTGACATGCCGATTGACGATCGGACAACGAACCGCAGCTATCAGCTGCCAAACGTCAGCAACTTTCTGACGGATGACGTGGATCGATTGCGCGCTGCATTGCAGGCCATCGATGCTGATGTGTTCGCCAGGTACACCAAGACCGAAACGGATCAGCAGATCGCTGATCTGGCCAGCAGTCTGATCAATGGCGCCCCGGGCGCGCTCGACACGCTGAACGAGCTCGCTGCTGCGATGGGGGATGACCCCAACTTTGCGGCGACCGTGATCAATGCGTTGGCTGGCAAGGCCCCTCTGGCCAGCCCGACGTTCACAGGTACGCCATCAGGCCCCACTGCTGCTGTTGACACCAGCACGGTGCAGCTGGCAACGACAGCGTTTGTGATTGCCCAGGGCTACCTCAAAGCTGCCAGCGCAGCCAGTCAGTATGCAGCACTGACTGGAGCGACATTCACCGGCAACATCACAACGCCGAGCGTGAATGGCGGTCCACTGGCTGGATTCCGCAACGCGATCATCAACGGCAACTTCAACTATTGGCAGCGCGGAACATCGTTCAGCACGCTTGGCTACGGGGCTGATCGGTTCGTCAACGCGATCGTGGGTTCTGCCTGCACCATGAGCCGTCAGAGTTTCGCTCTGGGGCAAACCGATGTGCCTGGCAACCCACGTCACTTCTGTCGCATGGCCGTCACTTCGGTGACCGGCGCCAACAACTACGCCATCCTGATGCACAGGATTGAGGATGTTCGCACATTTGCTGGCCAGACGATCACCGTCAGCTTCTACGCCAAGGCGGATACCACGCGTCCAATCGCAATCGAACTGAACCAGTGGTTTGGGAACGGCACTGGCGGCAGTGCGGAGGTTACCGCTGCAGCTGTCAGCAAGGTGACGATCTCCTCCACCTGGCAACGGGTGACGTTCACAGCAACAGTGCCATCGATCAGCGGCAAGACGCTTGCGACAGGTGGTGACGACTACCTGGGCCTATACATCTGGTTCGATGCTGGCTCCAGCATGAACAGCCGCACCGACAGTCTTGGGCAGCAATCCGGCACATTCGACATCGCCATGGTGCAAGTCGAACCAGGCAATGTCGCGACACCGTTTGAACAGCGCACGCTCGCGACTGAGCTGGAACTGTGTCGCCGGTACTACGAGAAGTCCTACGACTTGGAAGTAGCGCCTGGAACCGCAACGGACGTTGGGCTGCGCGGCGGTACATCGTTTATCGTCAACACCACGAACTTCCCGTATTCGATTCCGCCGCCAAGTGTTTCTTACAAGGTGACAAAGAGAGCAACGCCTACGCTCAGTTTCTGGAACCGTTCAGGCACAGCCAACCAGGTATCCAACAGAGCCGATACAACATGGTACACCCACACGACAGCTCCCGTATTGGTCAGCAACGCGCAAGCATCCTTCGTGATCTATGTGGGTCCCAGTGGCGCTTCCTACATAGGTAGCTCGTGGTTTCACTTCACATCATCCGCTGAACTCTGATGGCTGTGCGCAGCAAGCAGGGCGCCGCCCGTATTGACCATCAGCCGGGCCCGCCCAAAACCACATCACAAGGTCAAGGCCAACACTCACGCCCTCGTCGCCGCGGCCGCAAGAAGCTGCGGGGGCAGGGCCATTGACCAGCCCTAGAATCGCCACGACAGGAGGCTTCCGCCCATGACGACAACCTTCCTCCATGGTGTGGAGGTGCTCCAGATCGACACTGGAGCCAGACCTATCCAGAC